CTGCGAGAGTGCACCTCCGGGGTCGCCCCCAGAGGTGAACTTCACCTCCCCCACGGCTTACCTTCAAGCCGTGCCCATCCCCCTAAAAGGGACGGACCCACCTACGTTTGATGTCGACGGACGTAGGCCGTCCCGCACGCTCCAAGTGACCTTCCTGGTGGGGTTCATCCCCACGTTTTAGGAAGAACTTGAGCAGGGCACCCGCACCTGACAGCTTGCTATCAGGGAAGCGAGACTTCACAACATAACCTCTTACTAGAGGTGCATGCGTGAATTCACAATTCCTGTCGACCTGGTAGTCGAGGAAGGTGTGTTTGCCCAAACTAGGAGATGTAGGATGGACGCGTGGCAAGTCCAAAAACTTGTCCAGTATGTCATCCAGGTACCGAGCGGTTTTCCACAACCCATGTGAAAACATGTTGTTGCGAAGAGCCGTCAAGGAAACCAACTCCTCAACGTGCGACCGTCGTGAAGGAAGCACTCGACGGACCTTGACAACTGAAACGTCAAGACCGTTGTAGTACTCCTTGCCACAAGACTCTCGGAACTTACCGTTCCAAAAAGACTTGTCGCGCCCAACCTTGAACCCAAAAAATTCAAGGGTCGCCACAACGGACGAAACCGTGTCTTTGGGGATGATAATATCATCTCCAAAGATGCGCACTCTACCGACGTGATCTAAAAGATCACGAGCGGTAAGATGGCGTCCTAGGCTCTTTTCGATCCCCATGAAGCAAACCGTCAAGAAGACGAATGCTTCGAAAGGAAAGCAGAGAGCCGAACCCATCGACGCGAACTTGGCAAGGCGTTGAACGCCAAAACCAGGCACATCAGCCTTCCGTGAACGCGTAGCATCAACGGCTTGGAAAAGCCAGGGATGGTTACGCAGTAAGTCACGTACATGCTGATTCGAGACTCGATCGGATGCTTGTGAAAGGTCAAGCGTGGCGAGATCGCCATGCAAGGACCCTCTCTGAGCCATGACCTGATTACTGATCTGGTCATCAAATCCGACGAAGCGGTAGAGTAGAAAGTCTTCTCTAACGCCTCCAACGATCTTCTCCAATAGAGCCTGCTGCATGTATTGCATGGCAGTAGGCTCGATGGCGATGATCCTAGGAGTCTTGAGCGTTTTAGGAACCGTGATGACCCTAACGGGCATCTCGGCGCCGGGTTCGAGGATGTTAACACGCTGGGCGTCTCTCCAAAAGGAGTAGGACGGGAAAAGGAACTCTACGGCTGGAAATAAATTTTCCAGCCTACGAGGCCAATCCACCTGGTTATACTTCCGGTTGCCCTTAAGGCGATCAGCAGTAGCACCAGGACCGTGGCGCGGAACGAGATCCCCATCATAGACTGCTTTGTCTATCGATGAGAACAGATCAGCATACAAGAGGGCTGAGATGCGCCTGAAATCAGAACGCACCTCATCTGTCATGAGCCGATCATGGACTCGAACATCCTGCTCACACTGCATGAACTCCTGGAACGCATTACGAATGCGTGCAGGGGCACACGGTAACTCTATCTTGCTAAAGAGCAGCGTAAGCTGCCGTATAGCTTGAATTGAGTCAACGTGCGGGTCAGGCAGTAGGACTCCATCACTGGAGAACACACGACTAAGGAAACCCGATAGGAATATCGGGAGACCAGCTTTTCGCCTAAAACCAGCGAAAAGGCTAGAGTCCACATAACCCTGCTCGAGGCCTTTTTGGAGGTCCTTGCAGAATTGTGGAAGGGCTATCGTTAAAAACGATAGCCCCTCGTGTGCAACTCGATCTGTGACTGTTTTGAAGTCACGATCAGTGCTGGTTTGACACCAACCGCCAACTTCGTTGGCGGTCATTTGCCAGAGCAACATTAGGCTTTTCAACTCTCCTCCTTAAAGAGGTAGTAGTTCCCAAGCCATGTTGCCAATCCGAGACGACGAAAGACGGTTAGCTTTCGCCACCCAGAAGCTGCGTGACCTTCGCGCCGGAGGACGCGGTGAGATAGGCAACAAGCCCATCCACCACGTACTTGGCCTCGGTGATCGTGTAGCCCTGGGGCGGAACGTCGACAACCAACGTACACGACATCGAGACGCGCTCATTGCGCGTCGTGTCGAACGGGTTGGCGGCGATCTTGTTGTCCGTGAACTTCACCGCACGGCGAGTACGCTTGCCGTACTGGTGGGAGATCACGAGCGAGTTGGTACCGTCGTCCTGCGTGAACTGGCCGGAATTGATTCCAGAACCAGTGCGCGGCATGGACTGAGCAACGGCATTAACCGTAATGCTCTGCGGATCAGCGAAAGACATGGCAATCGCTCCTTTCTTTCGTAGCGTTAATAGCTACGGTCGCAATGGCTTACTGAAGTTGCCATCATTTGCGCTTGGACAAACCAAGGGCAGCAATGATGGACAGCTGGAATTGACTGAAGGAGTCAAAATCCAGCCCAAAACCGAAAGGTGTGGCTTTACGCCTGCGTTTCACAGTTGTAGTGAACACTTGCGTAAGGTCAGGGATCGTAAGGCCCTTAAGGGCAACGTCCCTCATGCGGTATGTGGCAGTAATGGTGGACTTTTCCATCATATACCCATACGGCATGACAAGGCCATCCTGAGCGAACTGGCTGACATTGTGGAGAAGATCTCCAGTATTGCCAAACCAGTCGGCGGCCCAGCTCCAGGGGGTAAGGTTCCAAACAACCTCTGGGGTGATTTTAACGCCATACAGTTTCTGAAGGCGCTGCAGATCACGCTCGAATGCGCTAGCACTTGGAGAAGTAGTGTCCAAGTAATAGATAAACGCACCCGAGAACCAGCGGCGACGCTTTACCTCAATATGACGGTAAAGAGTCCCTTGTCCGGAAGGGTACCCATCCTGCCAGAGTGCTGCGATAGTGGGACCACCCCCAATGGGGTGGTTTGCAACACTATCATCAAGCAACACTTCTGTAGTCTCAGGAAAGTAGTAGCGTCTCCTGACATGACGACCGGCATCTCTCTGGAATTGCTTCCAGATCTTGTCGGAGTCTTGAAGGGCTTTAAGCCACTTCTTAAAGTCAGAAACCATTGGAGCCCAACCGAACTGATAATTAAGGTACTCGCTACCCGCTCTACTAGAGAGCGGGCGGCCAGTAGCCTTGAACAGATCGGACCCAATGGCCTTGGGAAAGCCCTCGCGCAACTCGCCGAGGGCCGTAGCAAGGCCTGCTACTGGATTTGTGGGAAGGACACGTGATATCGCGGTAGTTCCGGCGGCATCCAGCTCAGAGTCATCTGAAGCTGAGATCTCGGGGAACACACTGATATTGTTGTCCTCCAGATAGGTGTAAGGGTAGAGCGTCCCTCGGAAGTAGAAAGTACCACCGAAGAATGGCGACTCGACCGTTACGCGCTTACAGTTGTCCCAATAGGACGACTTCTGGGTGATGAACTCACCCCCCAAATCCTCACCTGTTACGCCTTTGCGGAACGGGTGTCCTTCCGACTCAGTGGTCTGAGATCCTGTCAACAAATAGTTGGATTCCTGCTCATACTCCCACGAAGGGAGAGATGAGTTACGGTATCCACTGACACTCTTGGAACTCCTGTGATGGAGTTCACGAGTGCGGATTGTTGACATCTGAGACAAGCTCCAATCGGATTTTGGTAGATGAGACTTCATGCACTGCGTGAAGGGTGTGTCATCCAGCACGGGAGGCCCCTAGGG